TTTTGTTTCTGCAACTTTAGGTGTATCTTTTCCAACACCAGGAAGAATTGCTGCTTCCCAATTAGATCCATAATTGTCATCTATTTCTAAATAACCATTATCGTTTCTCTTGAGATCACAGCTTACACTTCTACCTGCAAGGAGGTCTGTATCGGAAAAGTTATCAATACCTGCTGCTTTCGCTAACAGATACAAACTCTTTTCAGCAACTTCTTTTGCTTTCTCGCTACCTTCCACAGTGAATAATGCACCAACTGTTATGTTGGTATCTTCCACTTTGAAATGTAACTTAAGACCAGAACCACCATTTTTATATGGCTTATGTTCTGTGTGTGAATACACTAAATTATACCTTCCCTCTTCTATTTGAGTTCTATCGTCAGTAGGTTCTTTCAAACCACCCTCGAAATGTTTTGACAAATCTGCCATTTGCTTTTCTCCTATTAATTAACCAGTGTAAGAGCGAGGATCTTCAACGTATTCGATAATATTATCTAATCCCTCGATAGTCTCCTCTATGCTCTCAGTAACACCGACTGGATAAATCGTATCTAATTCATAAGTTGCTCTTGGATCGTCTAAAACTTTTTGCAAAGTTCTTCGCACTCTCATAAGAGTCTTAGGAATGTCGATTGGTTTCGGTTTACCCATTATTTATCTAACAATATTTAACCATTAAGAATCCAATGAATTTTCATACGAAAAAGCATTATTGGTTTTTCCCAGGTTTTTTAATTGCATCTTTAATAGCATCCCATTTGAGTGGTAACTCAGCAGGTAAGCTATATCTATTCTTCGCTAAGAACGCTGGGCGTTCTTCAACGTGTAGAACCCTTTGACCAGTTGACACTGCTCTGGTTCTTTCACCACCTCTGCTTTTTTCCACAACTGTTCCAGTTTTGAAATCAGCAAAGCCAACAATATCTGAGACTTCTAAATATAAAAAACCATGCTTGGCATTTAATTTAATCTCATATCTATCGTATGCTTCTGAGGTAGGATCTTCAAAACGCTTGATTACTGAATGAGCTAACATACAGATAATCATGCCTTTCTGTTCTCGTAATTGATTTAGTAAGTCAATTATTTCCCTAGTATATTTCAGGCTTAAACTAAAACCTTTACCATAACCAGGTTCATTGATGTCTTTGAAACCTTCAACCTTACAAGTCTTATCAAAAATAATTGGTTCTAAATGATCCAATGAATCAATAACCAAAGTTTTATATTTATGATCTTCTGCTAGTAATGATTTTAGTATTTCAATTATGTCATCATAATTTTTTAATAAATCAGTATGGGCCACATCAATCACACCTAGACCATCTTCGGTCATAAGAAATAATGGTTCAGGAAATTCTGAAGCGATAGTTGTTTTACCAACTCCAGGCTTGCCATGAATTAATATTCTTGGTGGTTTTAAAGTAGCTTTAGTTTTTATATCAGCTAATGAAAAAGCCATTACTTAGACTCCTTTCCTATAATGCCAGTAGCAACCTTATCTTCCTCAACTTCTTTTACTTCAGGAAGCATTGGTTTTAGTTTTTCAACTAACAACTGTTCATTCTTTAGTAATGAATTGAAGTGAGCTACTTTCTTAGCTGCTTCTTGTGCTTCAGCCATAAGACTTTGTTTCTCTTGCAATACTCCTACCAAGTCTTGCACGACTGGTTGGCTTTCATGTGTAAGGTCATGCTCAAATATGTCACGACCATCCATCGTAATTATCGGGTTGGTTTCCATAAAATCTTTCCTCCATTTTCTGTGAAATTATTATAAGACTTACAATAAGTCTTACCCTTGCAGAGCAAACATTGTTGCCCTACTACTTCTTTCGGATTTTTTTCCAGAGCTGCATCAACGCAGTCTTTCAAATATCCTAAACCCCAATCTACAAGTTCATGCAGATCAAGAATTGTCTCTTTAGCTTTTCCGTTTTGGAAGATTACGTTTTCATATTGGTAATCTCCTCCCCACCTTGCTACCGCCCCTAGGGTGTATATCTTAAGCTGTCCGTTATCTATGACCTCTACTGGCCACTTACCTGACTTCAAATCAATCAGGCTTATCTTGTCTTTACCAATGAGAATAATATCTGCTGTACCAAATAAATGATCGTTCACTTCATGCACATAAAGTTTTTCTTCAATCAACATTTTAGCTTCCATCTCCTCTTGTCTTTTGAAAACATAGTTTGAATAGGCTAGTGCTTTCTTCACTAACTTTTCATCTATTGTTATCTCAATATCTCCATCCTTATATTTCTGACCAACAAAGTGTTCTGTTGGATCTAAGTCTATCAACTCTTGTTTCAAAACTTTCTCAGCCATCCAGTGACAAGCACTACCACTTACAGTAGCTTCGCTGGCAACATACGGAGCTTTACTGCTCAGTGTTGCACTAGCTGGACACTTGCTCCAGAGCTTATCAAAGCCTGAAGGCGACACTATTGAGTGCGAGATAACTACTCCTTGTTAATAGGTTGTTGTAATTGTTCGCTCTCGTAAGTTGTCACATCTTCAAAATCGTACAGCACTTTGCCACCAATTTTGTAGTATGGGATTCCAATACCTCTTGAACGCCAGTTCTCTAATGTACGTTCACTTCGCTTCCAACGCTCTGCTAATTCTGATTGATCTATAAAATTTCGGTCTTTCATTTTTTTCCCTTGTATGTATTAAGTAATACTTAAATGTTCTCTATTTGTTCACCTTACGCAAAAAATTGTGTAATATCAAGTAGATGAGAGAAAAAACTCATAATGAATTTTAATAGGAGAAAGAAAGATGAGTATTGATAAGATTAGACCAGAAGATTATTGGAAAGATGAACCATGTGATTTTGGCAAAAACTTAGCAGATGAAAAAGAGCTTGCAACAGAGCGACAAGTTGGTGGCAACCACTATAAAGGTAGAGCACAACCAATAGAATATATTATCAAGAACGACATTAGTTGGTGTCTTGGGAACAGTATTAAATACATTACCAGGTCTGGTAAAAAGGGTAAAAGGAAAGATCATATTAAGGACCTGCAAAAAGCCATACATTATATAGAGCTAGAATTGCAGCATACTTACAATGTAGATCCAAACGGCAAACCCTTAACAGTTAAAGATTTTGATTGTGAAAAAATAGATTGGGAAATCTTTTTAGATAAGCAATATCTTTTCTACTACCAGCAGAATGTAGGTGAGATAATTTTAGATTACGATGAATGGCTACAAGAAAATGAAGCCGATTTAAGAGAGAGGTATAAAGATGAAGGAAACTTTTAGAGAGTATGTTACGAATAAATTTTATGACTGTAATAGAAATAAAATTAAATACTACAACGAAGAACCATACGGATCAGTGCTTGAATACTTCAAAGCAAACAAGCACTTTTTAATAAATAAGTTTAAAGCTAAAAAAACTTAGAGTGAAACTCACCCATTTTATTGATGTTATCAATAGTGGTTTCTTCTAATAGGTGAGCATACCTATTTGTAGTTTGGGTTGATTTGTGTCCTAGCAAATCACCCACTTCTTTCAGTGTCATCTTCTGATACGAAATACAATGACTGGCAAAACTATGTCTTAGATCGTGTAGTGTTATATGATCTAAACCAAACTTTGCTCTAATGTTTTTCCACATACGATACGGTGTTTTTATTGCAAAGATATATTCATGTCTTTTGCCATTGGTTCTAGGTTGTCGCTCTATTATCTTTTGTGATTGAGCATTAAGATAAATGACACGCTTTTCACCTGTCTTGTTTGCGGTCTTATGTTCGTTTAACACAATCCTATCTCCTTTGAAGTCACTCCATTTAGCATTACCTATTTCAGAAGCAGACCTTGCTCCTGTTAAGATACAGGCCCAAATAAAATCCACTGATGATCTTTTACGATGTATTTCATATCGGCTGTTCAGTTCCTTTATAACCTCGACAAGCTGGTCTTGTGTTAAGTAATTTTCTCTAATACTTTCAGTGTATTTCTTAACCAGGTTGAAAGGATATTTCTCTGTGTACTCAGAAGCCTTTGCTTCATTGAACACCTTTTTGAACACCATTAAAGATTTATTAGCCATGCTTTGTTTATCAATGTCATAGAACCAATCTTTAACTTCTTGGTGGGTAATAGTTTTTATATCTCTTGAGCCAAAGACTTTTTTTAAATAGTTGTCATATATATTTTCAAAAGACTTTCTACTTTTCAGGCCCTTAGTTTTTTCTAGATATTTAAACCATGAGTCAGCAAATATTTGCACTGTCATAATTTTATTATTTGATTTACCAAAAGGATCTATACCTTCTAATACCAAGGCATGATGTTTTGCTGCTTTAATTCTGACAGCTTCAATAGGTGTGTTGATGTCAGCTAACTTGTTTTGTTTTCTTTTGCCATTGATGATGTAGGCAAAGGTATAACACGATGGATATATAAGTATGTTCGAGTCTTTCTTATCTCTTTCAAATTTCATTTTCTCTCTCTCTGGTTGTGCTGTGGTTGTATTTTGTTATGTTTTACCCGTGAACAAAATAGCAACTTAGCGTATATTTATGATAACAAAATATTGAAAATCAGGTCAAGTTTATGAGAGAAAACTGGGAAAATATGGTGAGCCCTGCAGGATTCGAACCTGCGACCCATTCCTTAAAAGCACTATGATTCA